ATGGGGTCGATGTTGCTGTTGTTGCGATTCGCGAACGCGCCGAGCAGGCCGCCGGGCTGGACGTAGCCCATCGTTTCGGCGCCCTGAGTCGGCATGATCGACGGCGCTGCAGGCGTCCCGGGCATGTCGTCCGCAGGGTTGAAGTAGTACATGTCGTTCGCGAGCGAGGGCGCGTCGGCTGCAGGCGTCCCAGGGCCGTCTTGCGCCGGGTCGAAGTAGTACATGTCGTTCGACAGAGAAGGCGCCTCGGCCATCACCGGAGGGGCGGCACTCGGCTGCGGCGAGGGCGCGGCTCCCGGGTACACCGGGCGTTCGCTCACGATGCGATAGCCGCTGTCGTTCTTGACCTGCGCGTTGCTGATCGGCTTGCCGTTCTGATAGTTGAAAATCAGGTCGGTCATCATGTGGTCCTGCACAGCGTTCAGGCGCTCGTCGTCAGACCCACCGCCCATCTTCGACATCCACGGCTTGACCACCTGCTCGTAGATCGTGCCGGGGCTCGAGTCAGCCGGCACGGCGCCGCTCGTCACCGCGCCGTTGATCTGCTGCGTCATGTCGAACAGGAAGTCCTCGTTGCCCTTCCGCCCGTAGGCGTACTGGCCGGGGAAGTTCAGCTTGTTGGTGCGGTAGAGGTTCACGAAGCCCTGCGCAAGCTCGACCGGGTCACTCTCCCCGACGCCCCTGCCCTGCTCGACGCCGGCCCAGTAGTTGCTGAACGCCTTGTCGCCGAACTCTTTGGTGTTCGTGAGGGTGGCAGCCAGTGCCGCAACGCCCGCGCCCACCAGCCCGATCGGGCCGAGTGCCGCGAGTCCCGTCAGCCCGGCCAGGTATCCCGCGGACGCCGCCGCCACCGCCCCGCCGACTGCTGCGCGGCCTTCCTTGCCCTTGCCGATGCTGTCCGCAGCGTAAGCCCCGCCCGCGAGCAACCCCAAGCCCGCGCCTGCGGTCCCCAAGGCTCCCAAGCCCGCGCCAGGGGCCGCTGCAGCGGGAACCGCCGCTGCCGTACCCGTCGCCGCTGCACCGCCGCCTGAGGCTCCCAGAGCCGCTCCCATGCCTCCTGCCTGCGAGGCGATCGAGCCGGACGCACCGAGCATCCCGGAGAGGCTCGCGCCCGGGGCTGCAGCAGCTGCCAGCGACCCGGTGGCCGCCGACCCCAGCCCGGTCGAGGTTAATCCTCCGAGCGTGCCGAGACTGCCGAGCCCCGCAGTTGCCCCAGCAGCTGCACCCGCGCCCGCTGCTCCGCCGCCGCCTGCGCCTGCGAGGCTGCTGAGGCTGGAGAGGTCGGGCGCGAAGGTCACGCCCGGGGCGGGGATCGAGGCCATCGCCGGAGGGGGCGAATTGATCGCCGCCAGGTCCCCGGGCTGCAGCACGTTCACGGGGGTAATGGGGTCGGCGACTGCCGAGGGACCGAGCAGCCCTGAGAGCGGCGCCCCCGACTGCGCGGTCGAGAGCATCGAGCCTGGGTACTGCGCCGGCGTGGGGATCGACCCCGTCGAGGTGGGGCGCAGGGATTCCATGTCGCCGGGCTGCAGGACGTTCGGCGTGGTGGGGGTGTAGTTCGCAGCGCCCGGCAGCGCTTCAGCGAGCGAGCCTGCCTTCTGCGCGGTGTCGAGCATCGAGCCCGGGAACTGCGCCGGGCTTGCACCCGATCCGCCGAACAGCTTCTTGGCAGCGTCCGTCAGGGACGACAGCGCCTGCGGGTTCTGCGCCAGCGCCGCGAGCAGTCCGCCCGCAAGCCCCGCGCTGTCGCTGCCACTGCTGCCACCGCCCGAGGTCGGGAACGGCGCGAGCGGAGCGTCGAGCGTGTAGGGACGTTGCATATACGCCGGCGGCGCCCCCGCCAGTCGATACGCCTGCTGGCCGTAGGCGCCGAGCCCGGGGGGCTGCGGGGCGTAGGGCACCTGCCGAACATTCAGGAATCCGGGGAGACTAGCCATTGGGCACCTTCAGGTTCTTTTCCAGTACAACCGCGCGCTCGCGGTATTCGGGCAGCACGCGCAGCCAGCCTTTGCGTCCGATGATCTCGATCGCGGCGCAGTCGAGCCCGCGCGCCCAGTCCTCGATCAGCGCCAGCCCGTCATGCAGGATCGGCATCAGGTCCCCGACCGCCACGAACACCGCGCAGTACCTGCCGCGCAGGTGCTGGTAGATCTGCGTGATGCAGACGCCGCGGATCGCGCCGTTGTCCTGGTACCCCCACACCTGCGCCTCGCAGTTCAGCGCCAGCGCCTTGAGCGACGCAGCAGACGTGGTGGCGGTCTGGAACTCGAAGCGCTTCAGGTGCGGCTCGATCTGCGGCCATAGCTCCTCGATCTGATCGGAGCGGAGGGCGAACACGCTACCCAATCCGGACATACGCAAACGTCCGGTCGGTCGAGGCGGTGCTGGCGTGCGTCACGGTGAAGCTCCCGCGCGACCGCGCCGAGAGGTACAGCCCGCCGAGCGCCGCCGCAGCGTTGCTGGTCAGGGGCACCCACAGCACGACCTGGTTCGCCTCGAACTTGTTGTCGCTGACGACCGTGCTCGTCACCGACGCGGCCAGCGTGAAGGTGCCCGTAACGTCGAGCTTGCCCCCGATCAGGCTGTTGATGGCGCTCGCAATGCGCTCGCGGTGCCGGCGCTCGTCCGGGTCGTCCACGAACAGGTACGGAATCGCCATCAGGTCGCCCCGCTGCTCACGGCCTGGTACTCAATCCCGAGCGCCGAGTCGAACGCGCCCGCGATCGTCACCCGTGCGCGGTGGTAGCGCGCCTCGCTGCGCAGGTCCACGAACCCGGTGCGGGCGTTCGGGGTGCGCGCGGCGGTGTAGGTCACGGCGCTGCCGAGAGAGTTGCGGCTGCCCACCTCCACGGTGAGGACAGGATCAGAGCCCACGACGAGCGGCTTGACGCCCTGCACGCGGGAGAGCGCACCCTTCGTGAGTTCCGCTTCCGTCCCGTCCAGCACGGCCGTTCCCGCCAATCCTGTGAACCCACCGAGTTTCTTCTCCCCGTCGATCGCAAGGATCGTGTTGTTGCCGCCGGCCCAGTTCGCCGAGTCCAGCGAAGGGCTGACGATATCGAGCGAGTTGAAGTAGGTGTCGAGGTCGTCGAGCGTGATCGCGGTGGTCACGCCGGAGGTGAGGAACTCGACCTGGTCCTCGGCTCTGGACCAGCGGCCCTCCTCGTAGTTGAAGATCAGCACGCGGTTCGGGCGCCCGCCGACGTTGCCGCTGCCCGGGTACGCCCAGTAGATGCACTTATTGGCGTAGTCGATCGCGCCGCGCACCCTGTGCTTGTAGGTCGTGTCGACCGTGTCGCCGAAGTAGTTGTCGACCTTCTGCGAGCCGATCGGCTTGACGTCGATTCCGTCAGTGACGTAGAACCCGTCGCCTGAGATGAAGTACGCCAGGCGCCCGAACTGCACCACGGCGTTCGGGAACAGCGCCCCGCGCGCCCGCTCGATCGTGTCGAACTGGAAGACGACATTGCCCCCGACGTAGGCCATGCGCGAGATGCCGTTGCGCTGGAAGATGAGCCCGTAGCTCTCCCCGCCGACGATCGCCGTGACCGGGCCGTAAGCGGCGTTCATGTACTGCTCGCCGGACTGCACGCTCTGCGCGGTGGTGGTCCCCGGGGTGGGCCAGTTTCGCGGGTCGTCGATGGCGCACCACTGCACGCGATTCTGTGCAGGCGCGGTGAGGTTCGTGTCCCCGAGCACCACATGCCGCCCGATCACCCCGACGCAGCGCGCCGAGGGGGCGGTGCCCGATGACGACAACGCCCCGAAGGTCGCCGACGAGCCTGCGGTGCCGCACTGCGGGACATCGTTGTAGTTCGTGGCGATCACCAGGTCGTCGTACTGGACCATCGACCAGTAGCCCTCGTCCGCCGTGGTGTAGGTCGCGCTCGAGCGATCCGCCCAGCCTGAGCCGGCGCGAACGAAGATCTTCTGCTTCGTGCCGATGTAGAAGTACCCGGCGCCCGAGGTGTCGACCGCGCTCACGCCGCCCATAGGGGCTGCGGTCAGGGCGTCGCCGATCCCGGTGACAGGCAGGAAGCTCTTGTAGACGCTGTCCGAGGGGATGACGTTCTTCGCCTCGGTCATGCCTGGGTTGTCGAGCGCCGGGAGGTCGGGCAGCCACTCGGCGAACTTGACGACGCCGATACTCATCCGAGCGTCGCCACCATCTGCGACCCCCCGAACTCCTCCTCCTTCCACTGATCGCGGTAGTCCGCCAACGCGTCGGTGTAGAAGTCCCGCCACACGGCGATGCGGCCGTCGTTCTTGAGGAACGGCTCGGCCTCCAACAGCGCGCCGTACAGGCACAGGTCGGGCGCGTTCGTAGTGAGCCAGTTTGTGCCGTCGACCACCGAGCGCAGCACGGTAGGCTTCGCGAAGTAGCGCAGGGCCAGCGTGTACTCCCCATCCGGCTCGGGGCCGAACACGAACGACGTCCCATCGCGGGCGATCATGCGCGGCTTGCCGGGGATGCTGCGCGGCCAGGTCGCGTAGAGCATCTGTGAGGAGACGCGCTGCAGCGGCGGGCTCGAGGTCAGGGTGGCGTATTTGATGCCGAGGAAGTCCCCCGGCACGGTCGCCGCGGTCGTCAATAACGAGGTGCTGCTCTCCATCCAGCTTGCCCAGTTGAGCGGCTGACGGTAGAAGCGTTCCTCCCAGTTCTGGATGAAGTTCGGCGCAAACGAGGCCAGGTCATCGCGGGCGAGGTAGTCCCCGATCGCGGTCCCGAGCGTCTCATAGTTCGTGATGACGGCCATGTCAGCTCCTGTTGAACGCGTCCGCGACGATGTCGGGCGGCGAGCGTCCCTCGATGCGCAGGGCGCGGGTCAGCGTGCGGTGCCAGTCCGCTGCGCCGTCGCAGTCGCGGTAGTGAGCGAAGCCCGGCACCCCAAGCGTGTAGTGCAGCAGCTTCGCGCCGTCGCTCTCCTGCTCCCCGATGAGCCGGTTCCACTCGTCGCCGAGGTGCCCGATCTGGTCATCCCGCAACCACTGGAAACGGTGCAGGAACGCCCCGCCCGCCTCCTCGAGGAACTGCCGGGTGAGGATGCGGTGCGCGTAGTGCCCGCAGTTCCACAGCATCACCGAGGACTGGTTCTTGCGCGGATAGTCGACGTTGATCGACTCCAGGGGGCTCCCGATGTACTTGCGCGGGTGCGCGGTCTCGTAGGCGTGCGGCACGACCATCAGCGCCTTGTTCACCGAGCGCTGCGCCCACAGGTCCGCGATGTCCTCGCGCATCACCATGTCGCCGTCGAAGAACGCCACCCACTCGTTGCTGAAGTTCATCAGCTCAGGGATCAGGAAGCGCGAAAAGATGAACGCGTTGCTGCCGTCTCTCTGGCCGTCGAAGTTCTGCAGCATCGGGCGATGCAGCGGCACAAAGCGCACCGGGACCGAGGCGCGCTCGATCACGCTCTGGCAAAACACATGGTACGCGGCCGCCTCGCGCGGGTCGTACCCCACGAATGCGGTAATCACGAGGCGAGCTTCTCCCCGTCCACGCCCTCGATCGAGCGCGGCAGGCAGTACCCGATCACGTAAAAGCTATGGTCGCTGATCTTCTGCACGGTCTGCAGGTCCCAGCGGGCGGAGAGCTTCGGCAACCACCAGGCCATGGGCTCTTGTATCAGGTGCGCATTGCGCCCGTCCGAGAGCACCTTGCCCGCCGGGCCGCTGTCGATCGTGAGCATCACCACCAGCTCGGTGAGCGACTGCAGGTGGTCGAGCACGTTGTCCAGCAGCTCAGGCTCGATGTGCTCCAGCACGTCGATGCAGGCCACCATCTGCGCCGGGATCGGCTCCCCGGCGAAGTCGGGCACGCCCGGGTCGTAGGCCTGGTATGTGAGCTTGTGCTTCGGCTTGATGTGCTTCAGCAGGTTGGTGTGCTTCCCGCAGCCGTAGTCGAGGAGGTGCGTGATCTCCAGCCGGTTGAGGATCTCGGTCACGAGCGGGGCGCGCTTGATGCTGGCGACGCCGTAGGTGTAGCGCGCGTGCATGTCTTCCTGCGCGGCGCGGTAGTCGTCAGAGATGAGCAAAGTGCCTCCGGAGGTCGGCGGTCAGGGTCTGAATGGGCCAGCCCGTGCGGGCGCGGTAGAGCTTCACGGAGCGATACCAGGGCGTGTCGGTGTAGTCCTCGCCGTAGCGCCACTGAGTCTGCTTCGGCACCAGCACCCACGCCGGGACGCCGAGCGCGCCCGCTAGGTGCCCGACCGAGGTCTGCACGCAGATCACGAGGTCGCAGGCTGCAACCAGTGCCGCGGTGTCGTCGTAGTCCTTGGTCAGCGTCGCGTAGGGGTACTCGACCACCGGGGTGCCGGCGATCTCGGCGGCGGCGCTTTTGTACTGCAGCGACACCCAGTGCGCGTCGACGGCCTCGAACAAGGGCGCCCACTCCGCGAGCGGCATCTGTCGATGCCGGCCGGCGTTCGCCCACGTCCCGCCCGACCACGCCACGCCGATCACCGGTTTGCCTTTGCTCGCAAACAAGGACTTCCACATCGCAGTCCGGTCAGGGCACGGGGTCAGGTACGCCGTGCCGGGGAACTCCGCGTCGCTCTTGCGGTAGAAGCGGCCGATCTCGAACGCAGCGACGCTGGCATCGAGCGCGCGGTCCTCCTCGGGCCAGTCCAGCGCCTTCGACTGGCGGGTGCCATGCACCGCGGCCTCGGGGAACGAGCGGCGGAACAGGGGGGCAAGGCGGGGGTCGCAGTCCACGATGACCTTGCGACAGTCGCGGATCGCATCGGGCAGCATCGAGGCGGCGCTGATCTCATCGCCGAGCCCCTGCTCCCCGTAAATCGCCACCGTCTGCCCGGGGGTGCCGTCCCAGGTCGGCTCGGGCTCGGGCAGGTACTTCACGTTGAGGCGCGCAGGGCTCCCGATGCTCGCGCTATAGGCGGCCCAGCCCTCCTCCCAGCGCCGCTGTGCAAGCAGCGACAGCCCGAGGTTGTGGCGGGGGCTGACGTCCACCGGGTCGAGCGCGATCGCCTCACGGGCGGGCGCCTCGGCTTTGCGGAAGTCCCCGGCGTCGAGGTACACCGAGGCGAGGTTGTTGGTGTAGAGGGCCTTGAGCGCGGTCGTGTGAGCCCGCTGCAGCGCCTTGCGGTAGCAGGCGATCGCCTCGTCTAGGCGCCACAGCTGCTGCGCGGCGTGGCCCTGTGCGCCCCACGTCTCCGCCCGCTCGGGGCGCAGCTGCGCCGCCCGTGCCGCCAGCGAGTACGCCAACGGCAGCTTCTTCGCCTTCTTCAGCGCCTCGGCTGCGATCACCAGCGCCTGCGCGTCGTCCGGGTCCTCGCGCAGCACCGACTCGACCAGCTCGAACGCCTGGTCGATCTCCCCCGCCGACAACAGCTTCTTCGCTCGCGCGAGCCGCCGTTCCTCCGCTTTCGCGGGCTGCACCTGCATCACCTTCGCCATGGTCAGTTGCGCAGGCGGTGAGTCTTGTTCGTGGTCTTGATGTACGGGAAATGCTCGTCGATCAGTCGCATCGCCCGCTTGAGGTGGTCGCGGTTGAAGATGTCGACGCCGTACTCGTACTTGAGCTTCAGGATCACCACGGGCGGGATGCGCGCGTAGAGGTGAATGTCCTGCTTCTTGGTGGCCGAATCGCCGAGGCCGTGATCCCGCTCGTACTTGGCGAGCTCGAGGATCGGTTCGACGTCCTGCCGGTAGTGCAGCTGCAGGTTGCCGCCCTGCGTGC